TTTTATGACATACATCCTATTAAAACTACAACAACACTAACAAGTGCTTTTTCAACTACAAATGGTTCAGCTGTTGTTACAATAGCTTTTAGTGGAGACCATGGTATAGCAGCAAAAGACATTGTTTTGTTAGATAATTTTTCTACAATTACAAATTCTAATTTTGCTGCATCTGATTTTAACGATAAAAAATTTATGGTTACATCAGTTCCTACTTCTACAAGTATTACAATTACGATGCCATCAAATGAGTCGGGTTCTGGTGCAAGTTCATCAGGAGGTATTAGAGTTCAACACTATTACCCAGTAGGTCCAGCAGAACAACTACCAGGATTAGGTTGGAGTTTAGGACAATGGGGTGGTACGGTGTCTGGTGAGGCAGTCACTAGTTTATCAGGTGGTATTAATTCATCACAAACCACAGGTATACAATTAAATGACGCCACACAGTTTCCAACCTCAGGGACAAACTTTGTACAAATCGGGTCAGAAGAAATATCATACACTGGTATTTCATCTGGTGTTTTATCTGGTGTAACGAGAGGCGTTAGAAATACTACTGCTGCATCTCACAGTGCAGGTGCATCAATTACAAATAGTTCTGATTATATTGGTTGGGGTGAAGCAGCATCTGGAGACTTAGTAATTGATCCAGGTATGTGGTCTATTGATAATTTTGGAGATAAGATTATTGCGCTAATACATAACGCACAAGTTTTTGAATGGGACTCAAATGCATCAAACGCTGTAGCAAATAGAGCAACTATCATATCTGGTGCACCAACTGCATCAAGAGATATGTTAGTATCTACACCAGATCGTCACTTAGTTTTTTTAGGGACAGAAACAACAATCGGTGATTCAAGCACACAAGATGAAATGTTTATTAGATTCTCTGATCGAGAAGACATTAACACATATACACCTACAGCAACTAACACAGCTGGAAACCAAAGGCTTTCGGATGGTTCTAAAATTGTAGGAGCTGTTAGAGGTAAAGATGCAATATACATATGGTCTGACACTTCTTTATTTACAATGCGTTTTGTTGGTGCTCCATTTACTTTTGGTTTTACACAAGTAGGTACAAACTGTGGGCTCATAGGACAGAACGCTGCAATTGAAGTAGATGGTGCTGCCTACTGGTTTTCAGAAAATGGTTTTTTTAAATACTCTGGTAATCTTGAAACAATGGTTTGTTTAGTAGAAGACTTTGTGTTTAATGATTTAAATACCACAGCATCACAATTAATTAACGTTGGATTAAATAATTTATTTGGTGAGATAACTTGGTTTTATTGTACAGAAAGTTCTACCGTAATTAATAGATGTGTAACCTATAATTATCAAGACTCTAGACCACAAAGACCTGTATGGACAACAGGAACACTGGCACGGGGAACATGGCAAGATTCATCTGTATTTGGTTTACCACATGCAACTGAATACGATGCAAGTAGTAATTCGTCTTACGATGTCGTTGGTAATACAGATGGATGCACAATTTATTTTGAACATGAAAAAGGAACTGATGAAGCTTTAGCTACAGGTGTTAATGCAATTACGTCAAATATAGAATCAGGAGATTTTGATATTACTCAAAGAATTTTAAGAGGCGCTACATCTGCTATGCCAGACTTTAGAGGAGATGGTGAATTTATAATGAAAATTAGAAGATTTGTTCCAGACTTTTTATCACAAACTGGCAACACACAAGTTACACTACAATTACGTAATTATCCAAATGATGCCTCTGCAAGTTCATCACTTGGGCCCTTTACAATTTCATCATCTACAACTAAAGTAGATACACGTGCAAGAGCTAGAGCTATTTCATTAAAGATAGCAAATACAGCTGTGTCACAAAGTTGGAAATTAGGCACATTTAGATTGGATGTGCAACCGGACGGTAGAAGATAATGGCAACAATAGAAGAGATATTAGCTGGAACAGATACAAGAGGGTTTGGAACTAACCTTACTTCAGATCCTTCTCAGGTTTTTTCAAGTCCTTTTACATCAAGAGTTAATCAAAATATTATTAACTCAGGAATTTTACAAACTGATCAAGCTCAAAATACATTAAATCAATTACCTGTTGATCCAGGCTTACCAATAACACCCATGGAATTTAATGAAGAACCACAAAGCAGGGGTATTTTTGATTTAATAAAATCTGGAGCAGGAAGAGTTAAAGATACTTTTTTACAAGGTATCGGTGCACAAGGTGGATTAAACATTGGGGCAAGATTAGGAATGATGATTAATCCTGCTTTAGCAATACCTTTTGCTTTAGGTGGAGCCTTCCTTGGTGCTAAAGGTATTAGAGAAGCAACACCAGGTGAAAGAGGAATACAAAGTTTATATGGTGGACCAAACACAATACAACAAGGAGCAAAGTTTATAGATCCTGAAACAGGTGAAGAAGTGGACAGCTTAATGGCTGGATACAATATATCTTCTATGTTTGGTAAAGGTATACCAGCAGCGATAGACAAAAGAATAGCTAGAATAGACAGAACTTTACAAAAAAAACAAAGTGATACTTTAAAACAAAGAAGAGAGGCGTTACTTAGAGAGAAAGCTGCGGTAGAGGCTGCAGAGTTGGCAGCACAACGAAGAGCAGTAGATGATATGTTTGCAAGAGGAGAAGGTGGATCAGGACAAGATTTCACTGGTGGTAGATTTGACGGTGCAAGCAGTAGAGAAGAATATGATGCAAACCCAACAGGATTTTCAGGAAGTAGTTAATGGCAAAGATCGTACAAGTATTAACAAGACCAAGTAAAGAATACAGACAAGATGTAGCTGATTCACAAGTTAGAGATCTTGATGCTGTCATAGAAAAATTAAATTCAACATATCAACAAGAATTAAAAGACGAAGTAGAAGCATTTAACTTCTTTTTACAATAATGGCTAATAATTTTAAAAATAAAAAAGTAGATTTAACAACAACTGATCTTACAACTTTGTACACAGTGCCAAGCGCAACAACAACGGTTGTAAAATCTATACTAGTAACTGAGGATGCTGGATCAGGGAGCACGATAACAATTACATTAGTAGACTCTAGTTCTAATATATTTAATTTATTTAAAGATAAAGCTATTGCATCAAAGGCAACAACGGAACTTTTAACTCAACCTCTTGTTATGGAGGAGAGTGAAATACTTAAAGTGCAGGCTGCTGACGCGAATGAGCTGCACGTCATAGCTTCAATATTAGAAATACAGCCAAGAGAGGTAACATCATAATGAAAGACATACCTATTATAAAACCAGAAAAAATAATAGAAACTATCAGCAACCTTAAAACAGGTGAGGTGTATAAAGACGACAAAGAATGGAAGGCAAAAGGAGTGTCGGAGGCAGATATAAGAAGAGATATTAAAGTTATTATGCCGACTCTTAATCTATTTGGAGATACGAACAAATGATATATACCATTGATTATGGGAGAAAAAGACTATAAAAAGGTAAGATTATGGCAATTTCAAGAATGAACATGGAAAGACAGATGCGCAATATGGGCGGTATCATGGGTCTTGAAGACCAAAGACAAGGATATTTTTTAGGTAAATTAGTTAAAAAAATAACTAAACCAATTAAAAAAATTGTTAAGTCCCCACTAGGTAAAACTGCTTTATTAGCAGCAGCGGGTGCATATGCAGGAGGACTCGGTCCTTTTGCTAATTTAAAAGGTGCAGGTTTTGCAAAAGGTTTAGGTAGTGGTATATCGAGTCTTCTTGGAACTGGTGGTAAACTAGAAACATTAGGAAATTTATTTAGAGTGGGTGGTGAAGCAGGTAAAGCTATCAGTGTGCCTAGAGTATTAGCTGGACTTGGTATTGGTTCTGCAATCGCTGCACCATTTTTAATGGGTGGTGATGAAGAAGTTGTTGATGAAGGTGTAGATGTATCAGGTATACAGCCTATGGTAGCAAACATTAGACAACAAGCTAGAGATTATTATCAAGACCCTACAAAATCTGCATTATATTTTATGCCTCCTAAATCAGCTGTGCAAAGTTCTTTTTACGCTGCTGAAGGTGGATTGGCTAACATACCAAGAGAAGGTTATGATAATGGTGGTGATGTTATGATGGCATCTAATATGGA